CAGGCTCCAGGCTTCCTCCTCGCCGGTGGTGATAAGGTCGCAAAGGCCGCTGTACAGTTCGCGGTACACCTTCTCCGCCTGCTTCTTGGCGGCAGGATAGTCGTCGAACGAGAAAGGTTCCTCCTCGTTGTGTCCGGTACGCTGGGCGATGCGGGACAGCTTGTCGGCCGCCTGCTTGTAGAGCAAGTCCACCCTCCTTGTCGCCTTGGCAAGGTTCGTGAGGTGCTGTTTGTCGAATTCGTTTGCTTTGGGCATGGTATCGTTCGGTTATCGTTTTACATAGTGGGTTCGCCGAATCCGCTCATGGAATCACGGCTCTCGTCCTCCTCAATCAGTTTCAGTTCCTCATCCACATCATCCACCATTCCGAAGTTTCTGACGGCCGTTCGGCGTGCCATGATGGCCCGTCCGCCGGTGGCGTCGGTCAGGTTCTTGATTTGCTCGCTGTCGTCCTTGATGTTGTAAGGGGTAATCACCACGTCCACATCCAGCGATTCGATGGCAGCCTCCAAAGAGGGATACATCTTCTTCATGAAGGCCTTCACCACATTGATCTCGCGGTAGAACACGTCGAGCCAGTCACCGCTCTCGTCTGTCACCTTCAGTTGTCCGTCCACGAACATCATCTTGCGTGCCTCGCCGCTCATGGGCGTGGTCTTCATGGTGTCGAACGACATATCCGGGAGTTGGAGCTGTACGAAGAAGTTCTGACGGATGGTCTCGATATGGAACTTCAGGCTGTCGATAGCCTGCTCCCATGTCTGGTACCCCGCCTTGGCACTGGCCGGATACTTCAGCACGTTGCGGGCGGCGCTGTCCTTCTGGTCTTCCTCGCCGAAGGTCACATCCTCATCGCAGAACACCACCCAGTTGGGACGGCTGTTCTTGCGCAGGTAGTTACCGTTACGGCTCAGCGACCATTCCGCCTCGAACACGTTCTTGCTCTCATCCTCCCAAATCGGCTCGGGACGGTAGGCATACACACCCGGTATCTTGCCGATGTAGATATCCTCGTTCAGTTCCTCCTCCCAATGGCTTCCGCCCAGCACCCAACGGATGTGCTTGCGGTCGGTGTAGGTCTCGAAGTAGGTCACCGTCGTGCGGCTCACCTCACGTGTGTACTGTACCGAGAGGGCTATCAGGTCGTCGTACTCGTCGAAGAGCGGATAGATCAGCGCGCCAGTCATGGGTGAGTAGGTCTTGCAGCGCAGTTTCAGGCGGCTCTTCTCGCCCGCATAGTTTGCATCGGTCATCTGCGTGTACCAGATGGTGGCGAACTCACACGAGGCATAGAACTGGCGTCCGCGCTTGATGTTCTCGCTATCCATCTTGTTCTTGCGGAAAATGGCCTCCATGATTTGCGCCACCTTCTTCTCGTTATCGTCCTTGGCCTTGTACACACGCTTCACGGGGATGCCGAAAATAAGTTCGGTCATGCGTTTCACGGCCAGTTTCTGCAGGCCCAGCGTAATGCGGCACTGTCTCACCGGACCGTTCTTCGTCACCACGTCACGGTAGGCCTTGTCGGTCATGACGGGGTGGTACTTGGGTTCATACTCCCTCACCAGTTTGGCCCATGGAATCACTTCCTTACTCTTCACCATCAGGTCGCGAATGGCCATTTGCGGCGCATTCGTCTGGCTTAAAATCTCTTCAATCGTCTTCATATCGCTATTTGTTTTTTAATAGTAAACTTCGTCTTCGTCATATTCCTCCGGCCGATTGTTCTTGCGTTCGGGCACCGCCTCACGCGGGTAGAAGGTATTGGCCAGCGCGTCAAACTCGTCCGGAGAGTAGCCCAGGCGCGCCTTGATGTCATCCTTCGGCTCAATAAGGATGTGTCCGCTGCTGGTGAACGACCACCGTATCTCGGTCGCCTCCTCGGCGAACGTACCGCCTGGCGGCAGCATGGCGTCCGTATGGTTGTCGGGGTCGAGCCACTCCCTCACGCACCACGCCAGATAAGCGCGCATGTTGGCGAAGGTGTACTGTCCCGTCAGGTCGGTCAGCGGCTTGCCGTGCTTGTCCTTGGCTCCCTCGCTGAACTTGCAACTGTGGATGTTGCGTTTCTTCGCTTTCAGCCGTTCCTCATCGCATACCTCCTCGCAGCGAGAAAACACGCCGGCGCCCTCACCGATGGTGTCGATGAAGACCGTGGAGTTGGTGGTGCTCTTCATGATGGCCATGATATCGCCCGCCACGCGCATGTGGTCGGCCTTGCCGCCCGAATTATGCTTGGCGAACTCCGCCACATAATTATCGAAGCGCGAGCAGCGCACGCTGTTGTCGCGTCCCATGCCGGCCACGTCGATGCCATAGCGCCCGCCGTTGCGGTTGGACAGCCGGTAACCCTGCCACCGTTCGCGGGCCATTTCGACCCAATGCAGCGGGATAAGGGCATCCTCCTCCACCTTGGGGAACTGGCCCAACACCTTCTTGCGGAAGAGGTCGCTCGGCCGGTACCAACAGCCCTCAAACTCGAAGTCATCCTCCTTGACCGACACCTCTTCCTTCCGGATGGGGTGACACCAGTTCCTCACCTTGTCCTCCACCCACTCGTAATCCACCTGTCCGGGAATGATGTTGCGTTTCTCCACCACATTGGGCGCCGTGAGGCTGTTCAGGCAGAAGCGTTGCCAGCGGTCGGACTTCTGGCTCTTGGCCGCATAGCCAACCGTGGTGTTGGGGTTGAACACAATCAGGATGCAGGCATCAGACTGCAAGTTGCCTTCGATGGCGTCAAAGGTATCGTCCGAGATACCGGAAGCCTCTGTCACCACGAAGAAAGTGTGTACGGCGTGGAATCCCGACCAAGCCTCGTGGTTGTTTTCGTCGGCCTTGAATCCCGTGAGAAACCATTCGTCGTTGTCCATGCGGATATCGTGGGTGGTCACACGGCCCGGCAGATTGAACCCGCGGCGCTTGGCACGGTTGAATAGTCGCTTCACTTCGGGAATCATAATGTTCAGCACCTGTCGGTCCGTGGGCGCGGTCATGGCCACCTTGGCGTTCTCCACCAATTCGCCCTTGGCGTTCCAGCGGGGCTTGAGGTAGAGCCAGCAAACGGCACAGCAGGCGGCCACGAAGTCCTTGCCGCGGGCCGTACCCGAGCGCACCGACACGAACTTGCCCGTCTGCACGGCGGTGACGATGGCACGCTGTTCCTTGTCCAGGTTCACACCGAACACCTCCTTGATGAAGTAGTTCCAGTCGTTCCTGCACCGGTCGAAGAACGTTTTGGCCAAACCCTTTATGTCCGTCTTAGCGCTCTTCATCCGCTTCCACCAATCCCGTTTGCATCAGCGCGCTCTCAAACGAGAACTCGCCGCTCACTTCCTTCTTCTCGGGAGCGTACAGGCCCAACATCTTCCTGCGCTCCACCGACGCGCGCAGCACCACATCTAGGTAGCGCGTATCGCCGTAGCCGCAGAACTCCTCGCTGTACTGCGTGACACCCGTGGTCTCTATCTTGCCGGACTCCTTGTCCTTCTTGCCCTTCCGGGTGGTGCGCACACGCTCGCCGTCCTGCTTGCTCTTCTCCCAGGCGACCCACGCCTCACGCATGATATCGTCAGTGCGTTCCAACTCCAGTTGCAGGGCGCTGTCCAGATTGTCGATGCGCGTCTTGCGCCACTCGGCCAACATGCGGTCCACATCCTTCTTCACCGTGCGCAGCGAGTAGGTGGGCAGGTTGAGCCGTGCCATCACCTCCTCACGCATGGCCGTGTAACTGTAGCCGCGCTTATAGAGCCCGGAGATGATGTCGATGCGCAGCTCCTGCATCCTCCGGTAGTCGTTCATTGTCATTCTTTTTCCCATAGTCATTCTCCTTTCTTCCCTACACCAACTCATCCAGCCGGTATTTCTTCTTGGCGATGCTCGACAGTCCGAGCAACCGCGCCACGTCTTCCATGCGGTCGCGGGGATAGGTAATGGTCACCTTGTCGATGGATTCGCCTCCTTCGTCGTCCTCCTCCTTGTCCTTGGAAGAGGATTCCTCCTCGTCCTCCCCATCGTTCTCATCCTCATCCCCGGCATTGCTTGCAGACGGATCAGGCTTGGACGGCAGCCACACGTCCACGCCCCAATTGGCCAAACTCTCGTTGTCGAACTCGTTGGCAAGCCTTTCCCAGTCCCACACACCGAAGGCGGCATTGTCCTTGATCATAAACTCGCGCAGTTCGTCCTGACTGAGGTCGGTGGCACGGATGATGAAGGCGAAGGGCGCCTCGAGCCACTTGCCCCACCATTCCACCAGCGCATTCCTCTCTCCCTTGGTCTTGCCTGTGAAGTCAGGCAGGGCGGACAGACGTTCCGCCAACTCCTCAGGTCCCATCTTTGCGATGGCTTGCAGGGCCCTCGTGCGCATATTGCCTCCGTACACCACCATCCGCTTGTCCACCACCACGGGACGTATCTCCATCATCTTGGGCAGCACCAGGATGGAATCCACCAGCATGCCGAACTTCGCCTTCTCAATCGTTCGTGGATTGGCTGCATTGCAGCGAATTTGGGTCAACTTTACCTTTTCCGTATTCATATCGAAAATTTTATGTAAAAATACACTTAATTATTTACATTATAGCATTTTACACCGCTACGTTAAGAAATTTTATTTAATTAAAGTTTTAATGGCAGCCCGGCGTACACCCAAGCGAGCAGCGCGGCATCGCGCCCCTCCTGGTTGGTGTGCCCCATGAGGCCTGTGAACTTGCAGAGTTCCTCGTGGGTGATTTTGCCGTCTCGCCCCTTCCAGCATTTCTTCAGCGGCTTCACTTCATCCACCTTCATGTTCCAATGGCGGCACATCTCCACAATCTTGCGCCCCGTCTCATGGTTCCGACCCGTGCGGTTGCCGATGCTTGCCGCCTTGGCTCTCGAGGCGCCTTGGGTGAGGTGCCAGTTGTTCACGTTGAGCCAGCCTGCCTCCACCACCACGGTCAGGTCGGCACCGCTTTGCTCCGCCTTCCGTTTTACCCATTGCAGGTAGTCGAGGAGGTCGGGAAACAAAAGAGTGCATACCTCGAGATGCCGGGTATGGCAGTCGAGGTATGCAACTCCGTTTTTGTCCACATCGGGGTCGATGCCGATGAGGACCTTTTTTTTCTTCAT